CGCAGCGTGTGCAGCGCAGCGAGGATGCTGTAGACGTAGCCGTACACGGAGGTCGGGCCAGTGTCCCCAGGGCTGCCGATCGTATAGCTGTTGGTGCCCATCACGATGAGGAAGATGTCCGGAGCTGTGGCCGCGAGGTCCTGGGCCAGCGTGTTGCCGGCGGTGCCTCCGGTGTTGACCGCTCCGCTGACGGGCGCGTTCACGCCCGTGCTCGATCCGCCATAGTCCTCGAAGAAGCCACCCCAGCCGCGGCCGGCGTGGGCATCCATAAGGACCTGCGTCATGCCGGTGCGCGCGAGCAGCGTCGGAATCCAGTTGGTGCCATAGGTAGCGGTGATGGAGTCGCCCCAGATGGCGATTCTCTTCCCTGCCAGCGGCGAGACGGCGGCCTCGGTGATGAAGCTGGCCACCGTCGACGTGGTGACGATCTGGTCCGCTGACGGGAAGAACGGGATGTACTCCGAGGGCGTGATGGTGCCGGGCACCAGCATCGCGGCCGTAGCGTCTTTGCCTTGCAGGCGGATGTAGGCCGCGCCCGCGGGCGCTGTCACCGAGAAGGGCGCCACCGAACTGTTGAGCGGCTGGCTGCTGATGAAGGCCTCGCTGGCGTCGTACCAGGCGAAGTTCGCATAGGCCGTGTTGCCTTCGCCATCAGTGGGCACGATGACGTAGGGCTGGCCAGCCTGGACCGGAATGAATGGCGAAACGAAGTGGGCTGCGAAGCTGGCGGTGGAACCATCGCTCGAGTTGAGGATGGTGTTCGCCGTGATGCGACTCTTGTCGAAGAGGTTGACCAGCAGCGGCAGGAGATTGGTGACCACTTCGCCATAGATCGTCGAGGTCGCAGCGGCGATCATCGTGGCAGCGTCGGCCGGGGAGAGCGGCCGGAACGCCTGATACGTGGCCGGCAGCGTTGTGCCATTGACGAGCATCGCCGTGCCGGTAAGCGCGTAGCTGGGCGTCAACCGCAGGAACGCAGCCGTCGAAGGAACGCTGAAGGGTGTGTTGGCCGCGATGGTGTTGACGCCGGAGATGTAGGCGAAGCCCTGGTCGTAATACGCGAGCCCCGCAGATCCGCTGCCGATCGAGAAGTTCGCGACCATCTGCCCGCCACTATTGGCGGGGATGTAATCCGAAGCCGAGTAGCCCGGGTAACTGCCGAGACCGCCTGTGCTGTAGTCAACGACGCCTCCAGCCACCATCGTCGCGGCGTTGAGGAAGTTGGGCGACGATGGCATCCTCGAGAGCACTGCAGCAAGCTGGCTCAGAGACGCGACGCCGGGCGTACCTGCAGGCCCTTGTGGTCCGGTCTGGACCGTCACCTGTGGCGCAAGGTTCGGCGTGTAGGTGTCGAAGCTGTAGGTTAAGCCCGATGGCTGCACGCACTCATAGCCGCGAGCGAGAATGACCTCGCCGCTGACATTGTCGGTCACCGTGACGCGATAGCCGACGTTCACTGGCGTGGTGAGCGTGGTGTCGGCCACAGAGACGCTGAAGACTCCGTTAGAGACAGCAGCAGTGATCGGCCGCGAGATGACCTGGCCAGCTGTGCCGCCCGAGCGGAAGGAGATGGGGTTGCCGCTATTGTCGACCGGAGCGAAGGAGATGGTCGCGTTGGCGACAACAGTGCCGCTGGCGTCCTGCAGATGCGCGGCGCTGACGGTGGTGAATCCAGTAGGCATGGGAAGTCCTTCAGGCTCGCGTGAGCCCTGGCTGGTGGTTACCGGTTATGCGATCTGTAGGTTGGAGATTGTGACGCGGGCGAAGGATGAGTGCCCGGCAGCAGGAGATCCGGGGAAAGCGCTGATCGAAACGACAACGTCCGCGAGGTTGGTACCGGAGGGGACAGACGCGCTGTAGCTCGCAGAGGCCAGCGCGGCGGTCTCTGCGACGAGCGTGCTCCAGGTGGAACCGTCGAGCGTGTACGTGATGCTCAGATAGGGCGTACCACCGGTGGCCGCAAACGCCGCCGTCAGCGAAAGCGTCATCGTCGCTGTCGTCGTGCCTGCCCAGCCGAAGATGTTGAGCTGCCCAGAGGACTCGGTTGGGTCGGAGTCCAGATCGCTGAAGGGCGGCGTAAAGGCATTCCCCGAGACGATCGCCGTCTGGCCAGAGGTCCAAGCGCCTGCAGGATTTCCCGAAGGCTGCGAGCCGAGATCGTCATAGGCGTCAGGCAACGATGACGACGCTCCCGAAGCCGGCGTCGTGGTCTCGCCGATCGCGAGCATGGTGAGCTGGTCTGCGAGCCACCCGTTGCGGTCGGTGTAGGTCACATAGGCCCCGGTCGCCGGGTTGAAGTTGATGCCGTACCAGGTTCCGAGTGCCTCAGTCGCCCAGCTCTGCGCCGGAAGCGTGACTCCAGCGCCGTTGGCCAGCGTGCCGGAGCCTGCATCGGTGATGGCTCCGCCGAGCTTGTAGACGGCGACGGTGGCCGTGGCGCCTCCGGAGTTGGCGAAGCTGCGCACGGTCATGTTGGTGGCGGTCGACGTGGACGCGCCGAGGTTGATGGCATAGGCCTGCACGTTCGCAAGATCCTGCTCTTCGTTGCCGTAGAGGTTCCAGCTGGTGAACTTGAGATAGATCACCTGGCCCTGCAGCACGGGATCGACCGGATACTTGGTGATCGCATCGTCCAGCCGCACAAAGACCTCGCCGGCAGAGTGGGCCTGCGAGTTACCCGCGAAGATCCCGCGACGGAGATACGTGCCGAGGTCGTAGCTGTTGGTGGTCGAGGTCGATCCGGTGAGCGTGGCCGTCTCGTAGCTGATGAGCTCCGAGCCGATCAGTGCGAGCGTCGCGAAGGCATCGGCGTCAGCCTGCGTTCCGCTGGATAGTGTGCCGGAGGTACTAATGCTGACGGTGTTGGTGGTGTCCGGATCGGAGCCGGCAGCGACGGAGTTTGTGAGGATGCCGGCGCGCGACGAGCCGAACTGCTTTGCGATCTCGGCATAGCTGTTGCCGTCCTTCGAGAGCCACACCCGGCAGCCGCCCCAGCTGGGGCCGCCCCCGAGTGCGAGCCAGAGCTGGTCAGCGCCGGAGGTAAGGCGGTTGTTCGGCTGGAAGGCTGCGAGGAGCCGCGTGGCGCCGGGGAGATCATGCGCGCCAGGCTGATTGCCGCCGGTTGCGCCCTTGGGGTACTGGACACCGCTGGCGACGCCATAGAGGAAGTCTTCCGCGATGACGGTCAGGTTATCGTCTTCGTCTTCCTCCACGGAGACGATGCGCATGGGCGTCGCGCCGAGGTTGCCGGTGGTGAGGTTGGCGACGATGATGTCCATCGGCTCGAGGAGCTGGTAGTACCAGGGCAGCTTGAAGTGGAAGTTGCGCAGTGCCACGCTCTGCCGGCGCAGCATCATGTTCATGGCGATGGCCGCATAGAGCTGCACGCGGTACATCTCTGCGTTCACCGTCTTCATGGGCAGCAGGGTGTTGGTGAGGATCGAGGCCTCGTCCTGCTCATGGATGATCTGCGTGTTGTAGTTATCGTTCGCGGCAGAGAACTGCCAGGTGACGCGGTTGTAGTTATCGGCGAGATCGGTGTCCGGAATCTCCAGCGCATTCTTGCCAGGCTCGCAGAGGAACTCCGACTCATCAATCTCATAGACCGGCTGCGTGGGCGGCGTGAAGGTGCGGCCATTCGCAGTGGCCGAGGTATCACCGTAGGGAATGATCTTGAGCTGCGAGCCGCTCCACACCGGGGCGGCGTTGGTGAGGTCGCAGATCTCCTGCAGAAAGCTGAGGGCCTTACGAGCGGAGTCGAGGAACGGCGAGATGAAGAGATTGTTGGCGACGCAGAAGTTGGAGTAGACAGTGACGTCCGCGAGATACGGCCAGTTGCATCCAGCCTTCGCATCGGTCAGAAAGTCCGTGACGACGACGGCGGCATCGCAGTCGGCGATGCCGGAGCCAAAGGCCTTGCGGCGGCCGTTGATGACCTCGACGGAGAGCGAAGGCACGGTCGCCCCGGTGCCGAGATCCATCGACGAGCAGACCAAGCGAGCGATGCCGGCATAGGCCAGGGCGCGCGTGGGGTACTTCGACACCATGTAGCCCCACGGCGTGCCGGCATCGCTGCCCAGGATCGCGGTGATGGCATAGCGCTGCAGCGGGCTGAGCGGGGAGTTGGTGCCCGGGCCCGTGTTGATGTTGGAGAGATCCGCCGTGGTGTAGGCGTAGGTGATCGAGACGGTCTTGCCAGCGTCGGCCGCGGCGAAGGTGTAGAGGCCGGTGTTGCTGTGGGTGTACTGAAGCGCCGACGGAGAGCCTCCGGTATACGCCATGGGCGCGGGCTGATTGCCGGTGACGGTGACAGAGCCGTCCGAGCCAAAGTCGTTCGCCGTGAGGCTGTAATCCTTCGCGTAGGTGACACCTTCGTCGTAGTAGAAGGCGTCGTCACCATAGCCGCCGTTGGAGACCTGGTACGTGCCACCACCGGAGGGGATGGTGAAGGTCTCCGTCGCACCCACCAGCGAGGATGCACCGCCGCCGTCATAGACATCGCCGAAGGTGTCGATCGGCCCATGACAGATGAGCGCATCGACGGCAGCGTAGTACTCATAATCGAAGTTGCCGCCGCCGCCCTTGCCGCCCTGCGTGACCTCCTGCGAGTTGAAGTCCGCGAAGTCCAGCAGCTTGATGGGCGCCTTGAAGCGGCCCCAGCCGATGGGGATGGCAACGCCGTACTCGCTGGTGCCCACCTGGATGGTCCCCAGGCGGTTGGGCTGCTGCGAGCGCGATCCCAGTCCTAGAAACGCCATGTGGCCTCAGTCGATCAAGCGAAGGTAAAGAACAGTGGACGAACGACGTTCGTGCGATTCAGCTTCGAATCGAGCGAGACATCGCAGCGGACGACACCGCCGGGATTCATGGCGTGCAAGACTCGCGGCCAGTCGAGCACGATGGCACCGTGGGCATACACGCGGCCGAGCCGGAAGAGCGCGAAGTCACCAGGCGCGGGAGACTCAACCTCTCGTACGCCGGGGATGGCCCGGACATACTCGAGATAGAGCTCGATGCTGCGGTGGAGGTGCCACTGCGCCACATAGCGCGGCGGAGGCGGCCAGCGAACCCCCAGAGCGGCCTGATAGACGGCCAGGGGGAAGAGGGCACAATCTGCCCCGCAGCCCCGCACCGCAGCGTTGGGGTGGTACGGTGTGCCTTCCCAGGCGAGGGCCGTGGCGAGGATGGCAGCACGATCCATTAGTAGGTCACCGTAGGATCCGGCACGTAAGGTTTACCGCGGAAGAACGGCGCCGTGCCCGAGCTGGAGTCGTAGCCGAACTTCGAAGTACAGGTGGCCTGCGTCTTATCGCAGCCCGCTGAGACGCTGAAGGTATCGCCCGTGGCGGGTGCGGCCAGGAAGGGCGGCGACGGCACGATCGCTCCCGAGGCATAGCTCTTGACGAGGTAGTTGATCCCGCTCATAGCTCCGGAGGTGAAGCTGAGCACGCCCTGGGTGAAGTAGTCGTCCGCGTTGGTGAGCGCGGTGAGCAGTTTGTTCTTTGTGGAACCCGCGCCGGCCGCGCCGGTGAAGGTGTAACTTGCCGGGTTGACGCCGCAGCGCACATCGAAGACCACGGCGTTACAGTCGGCCTCGATGACGTCGAAGGGATAGTCGCGATCGAGATCGTCGAGCATGGACTTGACGGTAAACTTGGCCCCGCTGGCCATGACGTTACTCTCGTTGAGGCGGCCGAAGAAGCGCACGATGGGCGAGGTCCACTGCAGCGTTGCATCGGCGGCGAAGACACGCTGGTGGGTGAAGACGGCGCGACGGAAGAAGCCCTGCGCGATGAGGCCTACCGTGGAACCGTTGGCCTCCTGCAGCTCGAGGTCCTGGGTGCTGACGCTGGTGCCGCGCTCCACACGGATGTTGCCGCGCACGATGCGCGGTGTGGGCGAGTAGGTGTGCCCGGCGACGACGATGGGCCGACGCCAATCCGTGTATCGCAGCGTGAGCCCGCTGGTGAGCGCGAAGGTGAAGAGGTTCGCGCGGTAGGCGAAGCGGGGCCGCGAGGCCAGGAAGGCCGCCGTATCTGTGGGTGCATCGAGGGGCATGGCTGGCTCGCGGTTACCGTTTGTCCTGGATCAGCTTGACGCTGTCGGCCTCATAGAGGTCGAACATGAAGGCCTTGTATTCCAGCGAGCTTTGCGCGAACCGCACGCTGAGACGCCAACGGAACGATGCGGTGATGACAGCATCGGCGGCCGGAGCAGAGGCGAAGGTGATGTCTCCCTTCGTCCCCAGCGTCCAGCCGGAGGTCACCGGCGTGCCGTCGGCGGAGATCTTCACCGACCCGGGAATGGGGTCCTGCACCTCCATGGCGAAGCCGCCGATATCGCGCATGAGATAGAAGACGGTGGTCGCGCCGTCGCCCGTGCCGATCTGATGGGCTGCCACGGGCTCAGGCTTATCCGTGAGCAGCTCCGGATCGATCAGGAAGGTATCCGCGTTGCCGCCGCGCTGCAGGAAGAAGCCCAGGAGTTCTTTCAGCTCTGGGTAATTCTTCGGGTTGCGTGCGCTGGGCCTTCCCTCCGAATCGCGCAGGAACTCGTAGTTGAGCTCCACGCTCCACTGCGGATAAGGATCGTTCATGAGCACGGTGACCGCGCCATTCTTCGATCGCTGCTCCACGTTGTCAAACGCAGGCGAGTAGGTGATGTCCCAGGTAAGGCCCGGGAGACACGGAAAGAGTGCGTTGCTCATCTCAATTTCCCTTCAGCAGCGATCGCGATGATGGAACGCCATCCATGCTCCGAAACGCCTTCTTTACCGTGCGCTTGAACTGGCGCTCAAAGTCGCCATAGCCGCCCTGTTCGCCATGGAAGGTCTGGCCGCCCATATTGAAGTGGTTTGTGACTCCTCCACCGCCGGTAGTGTTGTTATTGACCATTCGCTCGAAGTTATTGGTCTGCGTGGTGGTGAGGACACGCTCACCTGCGTGAGCCAGGATGGGCACACCCATGCCAGGTGTGCCGTTGACGATGCCACCAGCCTCGAATGCTGCCAGGGACATGACGCCAGCGAATGCAGCGCCGGCGGCGATGGGTGCGAGCACGGGGCCCACGAACGGGATGCCAGCCACAGCCTTGAAGGCTCCGGCCGCTGCCGACTTCGCGTCGGTGAAGATACCCTTGAAGGCACTTTGCTTATGGATTGCGTCCCCGATCGCGGCCGACTGTCCATCACTCTCGTTCTTCTGGAGGTTTGCTGCGCGATGCGCCGCGACCTGCCGGATCTCCGATCGCACAAAGTTGGCGAGCATCTGCTCGGCGGAGCGAGCCGCACTCTGCGCCAGGCTGAGGCCCATCTCGGCAAAGTCGCGGCCGATGCGGCGGTTGCCCTGCAGAAGATCGTTCTGCACTTTGAGCCACCCGTTATTGATCTGGTCGAAGGCCGTGAGATAAGGCTTGGCCGTGGCGGCGGTGATGGCCGCCTGGTCTCCCTTCGACTGCTGGCCGCCCTTCGCCTGGGCTGCGTTGAGAGCGTTCTGCGCCTGCTGGATCTGCGAGGCGAGCTTTGGATCGTCCAGTGCCCCGGTCTTCGGATCATGCTTGGCGTTGGCCGTGAGAGCGTTCAGCCGCTCCAGTTCCTTGCGCAGGATCGCGATCTCCGCCGAATATTCCTTCGCATGGATCTTCGCCTGCTCCTGCGCAGCGGCCAAAGGACGTAGAGCGCCAGTCTGCTCATTGATGCGGAGATTGGCCTCGTCCATCGCGAAGCCAGCCTGAGCCTGCTGCTCCAGCCCCTTCGCGACCTCGCGGTTGAATGGCTCCCAGCGCTCCCCACTGCGGGTGACATCCTCGGCCTGTTCGATTGCGGCCTTATTGACCTCAGCGAGGGACCGCTGCACGCCCTGCAGCGCGGTGGCCGCCTGATCGGCGTCCTTCGCCTGCGACTCCTTGAACTTCCTGATGCCTTCGCCGGCCTTCTTCGCACCTTCCTGGTCGATCGCCGTGATCTTGTCCATCACGGACTTGTATTGCGACGGGAAGCCCGCGAACGACTCCTTGCGAGCATCCCAGAAGTCGTGCTCCTCCTTCAACGTGACGGAGTGCAGCTGCTTCATCTGGTCGAGTTGCAGCTCGGCCGCACGCATTGCCTCTTCGCCAGCCTTCGATTCGCTCTCCGGCTTGTCCTGCTTGAGCTCGCCGAGTTTCTCCTGGTTCCCCGCGAGGCTCTCGATGAGATCGTACTGCGTCGCGCGATCACGCAGCTGGTCGGTAACGCCCTTCAGGTTGGCGAGCTTCGCCGAGTTGTCGATCGCATTGACGCCGGTGCCGCGACCGTCCTCATGTGCGAGGTCGGAGAGGCGCTTACTGTCGTCCTGCTCCTTCTTCAGACGCGCAGACTCTACCTGGTACGCGGTGATCTGGCTGGCGAATGCTGCCCTCACAGCATCCGCGTGACGCTGTCCGGCGGCACGCTGCTCATCATCGGACTTGGCTGACTTCAGCTCGGCGACATAGGACTCATTCAGCGTCCGGATCTTGTCCTGGAAGGCCTGGTTATCCTTCAGCAGCTCCTTCTGCTGCTGACCCGTACCCTGCACGCCCGAGAGGAAGCTGCCGGCCATGCCGACCGCGTTGTCCTTGAAGAGCGCCTCGAGCTCCTTCCGGTCCTCGCGAAGTGCGGTCTGCAGCTGATAGGCGCGTTTGATCGCCTCATCCAGAGCGACAGCCAGACCATTGCCGGGATGCCCCGATACCTTCGCAATCTGCTCATCGAGCTTGTCGTTCTCGATCTGGAGATCGATGATGCTGAGGCCGGCCTTGTCATGCATCACCGAAAACGCTTCGGCGATCGTCACTCCAGCATGGGCAGCCTTCTGCTCAAGCTGGTAAGCCTCTTCGCCGCCGCGAATGAGCGCCCCGGCAAAGAGGGCTGCACCCACAAGCGGGAAGATCTTCTGCATCGCGCCGCCGGCTCCCAGCGTGCGACTGATGAAGACTTCAAGCGCTCGGATACCACCGTTACCCTCGAACGTCCGGATCGCCGCACTGGTGGCCTGCACATCGGTGACGGCCCTGTGGCCAGCCGCGGCGACGGTGAGCTCCGTTCCCGCAAGTTCCTTCTCGGCCGCCGAGAGCGCGATCACGACGGCGCGGCGGCGCTCCTGGGCCGCTGCAAGCAGAGACGTAGAGGCCGCCCCCTCGACGTCCTTATCCTTGCTGATGGTCTTCGCAGCGGAGAGGGCGTTGTCGGCAGCAGCGAGATCCTTGGTAAGCTCCGCGACCCTCTTCGCTTGGGCCGATGCCACGTCGGCGCCAGCCTTGATTTCATCCGAGATGCGGCCCCAGGCGCGCTTGGTGCGGCTCGCCAGTTCGTCGAACTGGATCGTCATCCCCTGCGCCATCGACTGCACGGCCGCACCGCTGGCAGCCGTGCCGTCAGCGACGGTCTGGGTGTCGACAATCGCGCCGATTTTTACGACGTTATCCGGCAAGGCATGCGCTCCGTGGTGCTCTTTGAATCAATTCGGAAGAGTGGAACCTGCGCGCAGGTCCCACTCTTCCGCCCACTTCATTGCATCCAGCACCTGGGGCGTTGGAGGAGATGCAGGTCCGAGGTACTGCGCGATTTCGCCAGCCCCAGCGCGCGCCTTCGGCTCCGCCTGCTTGAGGTGCAGCAGAGCCAGGATGGCATCGGCTGTCGGGTGCCTCAGCAGGTCGCGATAAAGCGCCAGCACACGGTTGGCCGGCTGCGTATCCAGAACGTCGAAGGTCCACCCGGTGCCGCGGATCAGGACGGGATCTATCTCGTCCCAATCCAGTTCGCCACCGGCTGCTATTCCCCCGGCTCGATCACCTGGAGGCCGGAAGCTCCCTTCACGGCTGAGACCGCCTCAGCAAACGTGTTGAGGTCTAACCACCCACCGAGCAATTCATCCGTAACCTCCGGATAGTTGCGGCGGATGGCGATCCCCACGATGGGCAGGAACGTGTCGAAAAAGCGCTGGAAGTTCTCGTCCGTGATGTGCTCAAAGTCCTTGCTCGAGAGAACGTCATAGTTCTCCTTCATCTGCGCATAGGACAGGCTGGGAACGAGATACTTCTGACTGTTGAGATAGAGCGGTACACCCTTGAAGGGGACAAGAGGCATGATGCAGATCTCCTGCGGAGCCGCCAGTGCGGCCCCGCTGCGCGGTTGTTCGTGCGTTGAGGATGTGAGTGGAGTTAGTTGGCGTAGAGCGTGCCAAGGTTGTCGCTGGCATCCGCGCATGCAGTGAAGTCCACATCCGCGACCCAGAAGTCATCCTGCTTGGATGGCAGCGAGTAGGAGCCGAAGGCGACGTTGTTGAGCTCCAGAGCCAGGAACTTCCCTTTGGTCGAGTTGAAGAGCATGAGCTTCGTGATGACGGTGTTCCCGATCGGCAGCTGCGTCAGCGCCAGCGAGACACCTCCGGTCGTGGTCGCCGTGTAGCTGATGGCAACGTGTGTGGCAGTCTCCGACGCGTTGAAGGCATAGCTCGCGGCAGTGGGGGATCCGCCCGTAACCGCGGGCGTGAAGGCGTACTGGCCCACAGCCGGGGCAGACGCCACCTTGACCATCTGGTCGCCCGTGTCGTTGTTGATGGCGCCGAGGTCCTCGACGACGGTGAGCCCGGAGCCAACGGTGGGAGTGATGCTCGCGGCCGTCGCGTGGACCTCATCGATGACCGGCAGGTTGCCGCCGGTGGTCTGCGCGGCAGCAAAGATGATCTGATTGATGTCCGCAGCGCTAAAGCTCGCGATCTTGAGCTTGCCGGTGACCTGCATCTTGCCTTGCGCAACGAGTACAGCGAACTTCTTGTTGCCAAAGAGCGACTTCAGATCGCCCTTGAAGTCCACCTGCGCGTCCTGCATCACCTTCAGACGCGTGGGCGTCGGGTTGGTGGGCAGGTTGCCCGCCACTGGAGTGACCGTCACCACTCCCGATCCAAACTGTGCATTCATGGCCGTCCCTCCTCAGAGACTGGGGTTGAGGTTGCAAACAAAACGGCTGCCCGCAGAGAGCGGACAGCCGCGACATAGGTACCTGAGAGCTTCTAGGGAAAGACAATCCGGATGGGCACGATCGCAGCGCCCTGGGAGGTCTCGATGCCCGGGTCGACGTCGGCATCGCCATCGATCCAGCAGTTATCGACCAGGCCGCCGAGCGTGAGCTTGTTCGAAGTGATGCTGTCCGGTGACATGGCCGCCGTGATTGTGGCGAGCATCCCACTGAGCACGCTGCCACCAAAGCTCTGTTCCCTTCCGATGGCCTGCGAGAGTGGATCAGGACACTGGAAGTACAGGATCAGGAAGCCGACCGCTTCGACCTTCTGAAGACCGTGGGGCCGCTGGCGGAACATATACCGCGCCTCGACGACAAAGAGCGCGGGCTGCTTCGCTGACGACAGCGTCGGTGGCTTGGTATGACGCCGCGAGATGACTTTGAACGTCGATTGACACTTTGTCTGCAGCAGCTCCAGCAGCGCTGTCCAGGCAGGCTCGGGATTGAATGCATTCGTCATGCTGACTCGCCTACTGCGGCATCGATGCGCGCTTCGATGGTTGCGATGATCGCCGGCTGATATTCCCGCAGCGAAGGATTCATGATGGGGTGCGGAGCAACCTGGAAGGCAGCGTGCCCGTGGGTGAAGACGCTGCGGCCATCGGCGGAGAAGAAGCCGTACAAGACGCCCTGGACGGCAGGGACGCTGGTGCCTTCGTCGAACCACACGCCCATGGGCTTGCGGCCAACCATGCTGGAGACGGTGCCCTTGATGTAGCCATCGGTCTGCGTAACCTTCGGGCTGCCGAGTACTGCGCCGACGAACTGGCCGCTCCGGCTGACGATGGGATCGCCACCCGCATGCCCGGCAACCACATACGCCAGCCCCTTCATCGCGTCGGCCATGCCCCCGCGGATGCCAGCGAGCACGTTGGCTTTCACGCGATCGAGATAATCGGGTATGCCTGAGGCGTCGACGGTGAATTGCGGGATCACTGGACCTTCTCCGTCGTCGTGCGGTTGATGCGGGTGACGCGATAGTCTCGATCATCCTGGCGCTTGTTGTAGTTCGGCCAGCAACGCTTATAACGCTCGATGACGGCCAACGTGCCCGGCGGTGCCGGTGCCTGGGCGTCATAGGTCACATGCTCGCCGCCGGCGTCGCGCTGAGAGGTTATGCCCGTGCCCTGACGGCCCCGCCAGCGCAGCGAGACCCATTCCAGGACTGCCTGGACCACATCCGTGGGCGGTGTGACGTAACCGGCGTTGTAGGTGACGCTGACGGCCGCGCCGTCCCGCATTGTCGATCCGCCGACGAAGAAGATGTCCCGCAAGCGCTCCGGATCGGGCTGCTGCACGATGCTGTAGCCGGTGGCGATGCCATCGGATGAAGCCGACACGCCGACACCGGCTACCGTGAGTGCCGAGACGCTGTTGATGGGCCAGTGACGCAGGCAGAGATGCGTGCCGCCGTCGCCTTCGCGAACCTCGGTATAGTCCTCCGCGAGGAAGTCGAAGCGGTCGATGGCGCGGAGGAAGTCTGCACTGGTGGCCGTGATGGCATCGGACAGGGCCTGGTCGAAGTCCGTTGCTTCATCAGGGTTGCCGAGCCACTGATTCAACTGCGCGAGCGTGATGAGGTCGCCGGTGGCCATCAGGAGATCCTGTTCATTTCCGCGCTCAGCAGGTTGAGCGCAACGGGCGGGATGCCCTTGCTGGTGGACCCGTTCTCATAGAGGTCCTGGATGATGAAGAGCAGGGCCTGGCGGATCTTGATGGGTATATCCGCAGGCGAGTCGCCATAGCCGCAGATGAATTCGACGAGGACGTTGTTGGGCACGCACTGCAGCGGCGGCCAGGGTGTGGCGAAGGGCGGAAGGATGCGCGCGGTCTGGGGCCCGGCGCCCTGATCGACGAGTTGATAACCCCAGGCCGTCATGTCCTGCGAGGTTCCAGAGACGTCGGTATAGGTGAAGCTCACAATCGACTGAAACGGAGGCTTGGGCAGCAGCAGTTCGGAGTAGCCTTCACGTCCGTAGCGCATGTTCCGGCGCGGCCAGCCATCGCGAGCCCAGCGCCAGGTCTGCGTGATGAGTGCGCAGTGGATCTCGTCCTCGACCATTTCGCGCGCAGTGGCGATGAGCGGACGAATGCGCGCCGCGAGGATCTGGGCCTGCACCGGGTCGGCATTCTCGCGCGGATCGAGCCCGAGCTGAACCTTGGCGTCGTAGAGCGTGACGGGCTCGATGGCCGGCGGCGTGATGCAAATGAGGGACATGCGGGCTCGCGGAAGAGGAAGGGTGAAAGGTGGGGAGGGGCCGAAGCCCCTCCGGAGTTGGGTTTAGGCCAGGACGGTGGGTGAGGACTCACCAGCGTAGCGGCCTTCGGAGAGGATCAGGATCACAGCGGCCAGCGTGGAGTTCGCGCCGGCGGTGATGTGGACCCGGAGGTAGCTGGAGCCGGCAGGCAGCGCGTCGGCGTCGATCTCGATCTGGTAGAAGATGTTGTCGTTCGCGCTGGGAGTAATGCCTGCGGCGGTTGCCGACAGCCGCGCGCTGAGGACATCGCCAGCGGCGGTCTCCTGCGAGAAGTAGTCGAAGGCGATCGCAGTGGCTCCATCGCCGGCGGCATCGGTGCAGGCCTCAAGCAGGATGGCCGTGGGTGCGGCTGCCGTGATGCCCAGCGCGACGATGATGGAGGCGTGACGCCACATGCTGAAGTTGAATGCCGCGGAGGCTTTGCCGCCGGTGGCATCGACAGGGGGCAGCAGAAGGGCCGTGTGGCCGCTCTGCGCTGCGTAGAAACGATCTCCCGCCATGGGGTGATGTCCTTTCGGCTCCGAAGAGCCTGTGAGAGGTTTACAGACCGTGCGGCGAGGTGATTGGCCTCGCCGCGATCTCTGCTATGGCCAGCGCCGCTTAGGAGCGGGTCTGGAGCTGGATGAACGGCGACTGCAGGTTGGTGCCGTTCTTGGGGGTGACGGGCTTGTCCCAGAGGGGCTGGCCTGCGACACGCATCTGCCAGCGGAAGGCCTGCTCACCGGTGAGGAAGGCGACATGGATCGAGGTATCCGCCTTGACGCCCCCGCGCTTGCCGAGCATGTACTCGTCGAAGTTCGCAAGGGTGATGTCGCCCTGCGTGCCGCAGGTCTGGGCATATTCCACCGGGATGACAGGCAGGCCCAGCAGCAGGCCATAGCTGTTGTTGTTGCCCTTCATACCCGGAGGCGTGTAGAGCAGCTCGACAGCGGTGCCCGAACCGCGGGTAAGCTCCCAGAGCTGGTCTTCCATGTCCTGGTTGATGAACCACGCTGCGTTGGCGCGCAGGTAGCCCGGCATGCGGGCATACATCTTTTCGATGTTCTTGGTGACGATGGAGCCTGCGGCCTGCCCGGACTCCTTATTGAGCACCAGGAGAGCCGGGCAGTTCCTGATGCCGAACGGGCCGGCACCCGAACCCGGGTTGTTGAAGATGGCGTCGCCGACCTTGAAGCTGAACTCATCCGGGACCACACGATCAACGAACGCCTTCCATGCGGTACCGTCTTCGAGCACCTCGTCCGTCGCGTAGGTGAGGACGGTGAGCTTGTCGGTCTGAAACGCCATCTCGCGGAACTTCGGCTTGGTGCCGGTGTACTGGCCCGCTTCACGCGTCCAGAAGCCAGCGACGCCGCCGTTGCGCTGACCATCTACACGGCTCGCATCCGTCGCACCGAAGAGCACGAGGCGATTGGAGCTCATTGGCTGCTGGCGGCAGCGGTTCGCGACGGGATCGGCTGCGAAGGTACGCGAGATGATGCCCGGAGCGAACTCCGCCGGCACCAGGATTGCGCCTTCAGCATCCGTGGTCTCATTGCCGCCCTGCGCAGCGGCCACAATGCGGACATCCGCGTCATGCGCGTTGAGCTTCGCGTGCCGGACCGCGCCCATGAAATCCGCGAGGGACTCGAAAGGCTTGCCTTCCGCGTTGTCGTGGCCGACCTGGACGGCGCCGGGACCGGAGACCTGCACGCCGGTGGCGTTGCGATCGAGCTCGATCAGCTCGAGGGCGGCCGTGAGGTCGGCGTTGGTCTGGGTGACCGATGCCTTGTGCGCGTCGAAGGCGGCGCGCTCTTCCGCCGTGAGGTCGCGGTTGCCTTCCGCGACGGCCTTATTGTGGATCGCTTCCATCGCCTGGCGGTGCATAGCGATCTTTTGCCGCAGTGCGTTGATATTCATCGTGGCCCCTCCTGGGCTCGTGGGTTGGGGTTGTGGGGACGCGCTGCGGCAGGCACGCCATGGGGCGCACGTTGCAAACGCACGGAGCCAGCGGCTTAGGCCGCCGGCGATGTTGGGAGATCCTTAGAGCGCGGCCAGCTCCAGCTCGCGTTGGCGAGCCCTGGCGTTGCGCTCCGCGTGCTTCGCGCTGGCGGAGCTGCAACCGCAGCCATCTGCGTTGCAGTCGGTGACCGTGCAACCGTTGCAATCGCCATCACCACAGGAATCACAGCCGCAGGTGCAGGTGACGGTGGTGTCGTCGGCCACTGCACTCTTCACGGCACTCTGGCTGTCGAGGCGCTCGCGGAAGGTGCCCGCTGCGCTCATCTGGGTGCTGGGGGAGTCAACCGAGACCCCGAAGCGCGCCAGGACGCTATCGAAGGTGTCGATGGAATCGACCATGCCGAGCTTCAGCGCCTGTTTGGCACCGAAACAGAGACCCTGGCCGAAGGTGTCATGCACGGTCTTCTTCGAGACTTTGCGCCCCGCAGCAACTGCGGACTCGAAAGCGTCGCCGGCCTCATCCACGGAGTCCTGGATGTGCTGCTTCGCCGCGTCGGAGAGTGGCTCGTAGGGGTTGCCCTCGGCCTTGTTCTCACCAAACTTGATAAGCGTGTTGGCGATTCCCTGCTTTTTGAACCACTCGCTGGCGTCCTGGTGCACGCAATAGACACCGATGGAGCCCGTCTTCGAACTGGGGCTCGCGACGATCTCCGTTGCTCCCGCGACGGCATAGTACGCGGCCGAAGCGCAGAGCATGTTGACGCAGGCGATGGTCTGTTTCTTGCCGCGCGAATTGCGGATCTCCGTTGCGAGCTCGTCAACGCCTTCCACGGTGCCGCCAGGCGAGTCCACGTCGATAACGATGGCCTGGACGTTGGGGTCGCTCGCCGCAGCTTTGTACTGCCGCAGGAAACGCATCGTGGAGGTGGCCTGAGGACCGCACATATCGCCCATCGCGGAGCCGCGATGCAGGATGAGGCCATAGAGCGGCAACACAGCCACCGATCCAGTGCTGGCAGACTGCACTTTCTGCGCGCGCGCGGCCTGCAGCTCGGTTTCAGCCTGGATCTTCGCGAGCGTATCGGCCGAAGCGGAGCCGCCGAGGGCCTTCATCTCGAGCACGGCATAGATGCCTTCGAGATACTCGGGCATGACGGCCCAGCGCTGGGTGCGCATTGCGGCCAGAATGGCGCTGTATTGACGCATCTAGATGCCCTCCACGGCGAGTTTCGCGAGCTTTCGGGGCTCGGTTGCTGCGATTTGTTCGACCCAGACCTGCGCGGCGGCAAGGAACTCATCATCCTCGTCCGCGAGGTGCATGGCGAGCTGCTGGCCGCGATCATCACAGGCCGACCGCACTTCAAGCGTTGTCTTTGCGTTGAGGCGGAAGACTTCAGCGATCCATGCCGCGTGTTTCGCGTAGAACTCCGCGACTTCCGAGCCCGAAGCGCGATGGTCAATCATCTTGCGGACCTCGGAGGTCTCGCGACGCACGCAACGCTCTGCCTGGGCACTGGCCATCAGCTCAAACTGCGCACGCTTTGCCGGCGACATCGCCTTTGGGTCAGAGTCGCCGCCGGCACCGTCCTCCGGAGCGTCATCATCCTCCGGATCGCCACCGGCCGTGGCCGAATTGACCTTGGCCGGGGCTTCGAGCTGTTTGAGCGGCAGCAGATTCGCGGACCGCCAATAGACCTTGCCCGCACCGTCCGCGATCGGGTTGAGGTCCTCGAGCTCGCGAACGTCATCCGGAGAGAGCCAGCCATGCTCGATTGCGGTGGCATAGCCGGCGAAGCGCGTGGCGTTGTCTCCACGCATGAGCGCGGCCATGGAGAGATGACTGTATTCGGCGTCGTCGAGGAGAAGATCCCGCTGGACGGCCTGCTCCCACATGATGACCATGGGGTGCACGACGTTTTGCGCGCGCATGATGTTGAACTGCTCGACGGAGGCATAAGTAGCGGCCTTGCCGGCGTCGATACCGATGACATGGGGATACTCCCCCATGATGGAGCAGATCTCCTGGTCGGAGGCCTTCTTTCCTTCGATCAGCTGCGCATCGACGGGTGTAACGCCCATCTGCGAAACTGTCATGCCCTTCGGGGTCCACATGGGGCGACCACGGTTGGCGCCGGTGCCACCCGCGCGCATCTGCTCAATCCAGCGCTCCTCAGCCTCAGGAGTCCTGAAGTCACCGCCAGCAAACACCATGCCGGTCCTGGCGTCATTCTTGAGCCAGCGGGCCATGTAATCCTGGCGCGCCAGGGCCACGCCGAACGGGTCGAGCGCCATGGTGACGCGAGACTGGCCGGTGTAGCCGTTGTCGCTCCAATCGCGAAGGTGAAAGACCTCTTCCTGGACGAGCCGGCGTTCCTTGTTGAGCAGCGGATCGTTGTAGATGTAGAGCAAACGCCCCGACTTCGCCACTTCGACACGGACGCGATCGGGATGCATGGGGAGCAACTGCTCCGGATAGCCCTGGACGTTGCCCACCTTCTCCGCATAGCCATTGCCGCGCAGATCTACATGCGCGTTGAGCATCAGGCGGAAGTCATAGGGCGTCTGGAAAGAGTTCGGACGCTTCGCGATGAGCCGCCACACCGGATGGTTGGCGATGACCTTGCTGCCGCCGCCGCGAAGGTCCCGGCGCACCTTGAAGGGAAGCATGGCGATCGTCTTGCCCCGCGACGAGGCGCACGCGATGACGACTCCGAGCTTCTTCGAGGTCTCCGGCGAGACGCGGATGCCGGCGGCGCTGTTGCGACCGCCCATAGGCTCATACCAGAAATCGTCGTAGGCCCCAGCGGTGCCAGAGACATCGGACGCGAGCATACGCATGCCGGAGAACATGGATTCGATGAGGCTCAATTACTTCTCCCGTTCTGCTGCGCGTGCGATCGCGAGTGCCGGCAGTGCGATGAAGAGGCCCGCGACGATGAACCCGCCAGGACGCCACGCAAGCGCGACACCGCGGACGATCAACGCGAGGCCCACGACGCACACAGCCAGGGCGATGAGCTGCTTGCGGAGTTTTTCCTGCTCTCGGGTCATAGGTAGATCACGTCCGAATCGATGTATTCAGGCATGGCGACCTGCATTGCGCGGCCGAGCGCCATGATGGTTGCAACGATGCCGTCGATCTTCTCTTTCGACTTCGCCTTGTCCGGCTTGATATTGCCGGCGGGGTCCATGTAGGCCACCGTGTTGCGTGCCATCCAGCGGAGGATGGGGCAGGCGCCGTGCGCCAGTTCGCTGCCGAGCACGAGCTCCATGAGCCGCTTCATCGGGGCATTCATATCGTTGAAGCCTTGGCCCCACTTGATCATGTCGAAGCCGTCTGTCTCCAGGTTCTTGACGACGTCGGACGAGTTCCAGCGGTCATAGGAGATCTCCTTCAGATCGAACATCTCCGCGCAGCGGTTGACCTCCGCGCGGATAGCTCCGTAGTCGATAACGGTGCCAGGCGTGAGGATGAAGCCGCCTTCGCGCTCCCACCTGTCATACGGAACGCGATCGCGCTTGACCCTGGCCGAGATATTGTCCTTCGGAAGGAAATACCGAATGAGCACCCGCCATTTCGGATCGTCGTCCGAGGGCGGAAAGATCAATGCGAAAGCGGAGATATCCGTGGTCGTCGAGAGATCCAGAGCGCCAACACAGAAGCGGCCGGCGAGATCATGCTCGTCGACGGGCGCGTTGCACAGATCCCATTTGTCCATGGGCATCCAGTTGGCTGTTCCTTCGGTCCAGCGCGACAGCCTGAAACGGAGGAAAGAATTCAGAGAGGAAGGATCACCCTTGGCGACGGCTGCCTTCTGCCGCAGCTCGTCCATCGAGACGCAGATGCCGAGGTTCGGGTTCGCCTTGCGCCAGCAGGTTTCATCCTCCCAGTCGTCATCCTCGTCGATGCCACAGATCCATACAAACCACGTGTCGTTGCGGAAGCTGGTGTCGCCGGAGATCTCCGCATCGAGCACCTTGATCGCATATTCGCGTTTCTGCCAGCAGACCGACAGACGGTCATAACCAGAGTTTGTGATCGCCCAGAGCAGCGGCTCGACACGCTTACCCATGGCGGACTCGAAGACGTCCCAGACACCGGAGTTCGCGTGCACATGAAGCTCATCGAGCGACGTGAACTGTGGGCGCAGACCAAGCAGGTTATCGCTATCCGAAGCGACGGCCTCAAACTTGGCCGCCGTACCGGGAACGTGCATGTTGGCGATGCCGGCGCGCTTATCGATGAGCTCCCGCAGCTCAGGGTTGCTCTGGACCATCTGCGCGGCGGTATCCCATACCAGGCGCGCCGTCTTCTTATCGGTAGCGGCGGAATAGACCCACGCGCCGGCCTCACCAAACGCGATGAGCTCGTAGAGGCAGAGACCCGACACGAACATCGACTTACCGTTACCGCGGCCCTCCTCGTTGTAGACAAACTGGAAGCGCCGGATGTACCGGCTGCGCTCCTCAGACCGGCGCTGCCACCCATAGACGATCCAGACCTTCGCCTGCTGATCGGGCGTGAGGTGGAACGGCTTGCCGGCGAACTCGCCTTCCTGATGCGTGAGGAAGGCCGGAAAGAAGTCGATGCAATGCTGCGCAGCCTCGCGATCAAACTTGAGGCCGCGATCGGCGCCATACTCAAGATCCTGGAAGTGGCGCTGCGCCGCCTGTCGGACGTACTTTGACGCAACGATCTTGCCGTCGACGATGTCGCGGAGATACTGCTCAGCCGGATGCAGTTTAGGCTTGCGCGGCTCCCTGGGCTTCTTGGGCGTAGCCTCGGCAGCGCGGCGAGTCTTTCGCTCACGCTGTACCGTTGCCTTCATCATCCCGCTCTGCGATTCACGAACGCAGCAAGCTTCCCAACGGGCTTCGCCGGGCCACCAGCATGCGTGTTGACTTTCTCGCGATCGAGCGGCGTCATGCCGAAGAGTCGCAGGATCTTAGTTACCTCCGCGATATAACGGAGCTGCATCTTGCCCGGGCGCCGGGACTCGTAGATCGCCGTACAGAGCTGCTCAAGAAGCGCCCGATGCTCAACGGTGAGCAGGCCCGGAGGAAACTCTGCGACCTTCTCGTGCCAGATCGCTTCGCGCGCCCCAGGCGGGATACTGCAGGGCATCGACCAGTGCGCCGGAGGTTCGCCGACTCCGCCGCGACCTGCGGCGACGTCGGCCGCGGCCACGCGGGAAGCGTAACGCTTCTTATCGTGCGCCGTAGAGCCCCTAAGCTCGAGTACCTTGATCGGTTGACGAGGACGGCCCATTTTGCCCTTCTTTCAGGCCCTCCCGGAGACCGCAAATCCCGCTTCTAGCGGCCTCCACAGCCGATCGGGACCATCCCGGAGGCCTTTTTCGGTCCTTCACTTCGTGGCCTATTCGGAGTGAATTTTCTCCATTTTGCGGATGCCGAAACGTAGCTAACCCACGGTCTCAGGGTCCAGAGCCCCAGACATTTACCCCCACCCGGGCCACCATGCCAGGCCGCGTGCCCACACTAGATGCAAGTGAGGCAATGACATTACTTACACGACGCCACTACCCGCCTCGCTTGCGAGCGTTGCCGAAGCCACCATCTTCTAGTGCTGTCTTGCGGCTGTGGTCAGAGCGCGTCAGCCCTTGCCAGTTGCTCTTGTCGCGGAACAGCTCTACATTGCCGCGATGAGGGATGATGTGATCTACCGCCTCAGCAGCGAACTGCCTGCCACCATGCTCACGGAAGATGTCCACCGCGATGGGATTCTCAGCCAGGAACGCCTTACTCTCGCGACGCCACCAGGCATCGTAGAGACGAGCTGCAGCAGATGGGCGGTTGTCCTTACCCGCACCATCTGCCTCGCAGCCATTGCAGTACCGCTTCGGTAGCTCGACGAGCTTGTTACAGCCAGTCTCACGCCACCGAGCGCACACTTGCTTCGGCACAACTAGAACCCCGCAGCCATCTCCGACTGCAGCCAGTCCTGAGCATGGATCGGTTGCTCCAGCCGCAGGTCAGCGCTCACCTGCAACGACGCTCGCTCCATCGCGTTGAGGTCCAGCTGTCGCTGCACCATCGCCAGCGTCACCGTCACGTGTGTCTGCATCGACTCAACTTGAGCCGTCGAGCTCACGCTCTGGATCAGACCCAGCAACGTATTCACGATCGTGCCAATACCATTGATCGCTGTGAGCACCTGCTGCTGTGTCGTCGGGTTGGTGATCTTCGCCGCTGCCAGCAGCTGCGCATTCACGCCGTTCTGGATCTGCACGATCAGAGCCTGCAGCACCTGCAGCGTCGTCTGGTTCGGGTTCGCCAGATACGCCTTCGCAGCGATCACGAACTGTGGCGCCAGCAGGTCAACGCCCGTGACGACAGTCTTCACAATCAGCGATGCGCCAGGATCAACCACCAGCAGCAGCTCAGCCGCATTACCCGCAGTGTCGATCGCGCTGGTGAACGCTGGCGTCCAGTTCACGATCTCCTGCGCAACACCCACACGCTGCGCTTGCGTGCAACCCACCAGAGGACCGCACACCAGCGTCGAGAACAGCAGCGGCAGGATAATGGCCACAGCCATATTCTTGCCCGCGCCGAAGATCTCCTTCGCACACTCCTGCGCCTTCGGGTCGTGAAGCAGCGCGAGACCGAACAGGATTGCCGTTCCGACAGGCGCAAGGCGCGGATGCGCACTCAGCAGCGGAATGATGTTCGCCTGCACCCAAGCTGCCTGCACTGCAAGCGAACCACTCGCAAGAAGCACCAGCAGCGTAATCGTCTTTGCCTTCAGATTCGTCAACATCGCACTCTCCTTCACCACAGCTCGCGATCTTGCAGCACCGCGTGCTGAAACTCCTCATGCGAGGCTTCTCGCCCCGTCACACCTTCACGCACATCCGCTTCCGCGAACGCAACGCGGCCCGCATGAAACCTCTCTCCAGGCATCAGCTCGTTGGGCTTGCACTCTTCGCCAGGCTGAGCCTTGCAATACGGACACTCGATGGCCAACAGCCGCGCATCGTCGATCACGCTGCCGTCAGCTGCGACCATCACGCATCTCCCAACACCACACTCACGCGCGAATCGCCGATCTGCGCGACATCCATCCCATCGAGCACCATCCAGCCCAACGCAATCGAGCCCTGAAACTTGAACCCGATATACGGAGCTCCAAACGCCACAAGCCGGCGAGCGCCATTCGCCATCACCACGCCAATCACTCGCCCGATGGGAACCTGCACATCGCGAAAGCTCACAAACTTGCGGCTGGGTTGCAGCTCCACATAGCGATGCAACGCAAACTCCGCAGGCGTCATCTCGCGCCAGGGATACATACACCCGCGCTTCGCATTCCACGTCCGCACAGACCGATTCAGCGTCACCATCTGCACGCCCATCTATGCCACCGAACCTCGCAGCTGCGAGTACTTCCCCATCAGGTCGACCATCTTCTTGCCGCCTGGCTGCGCATAGTTGTTGCCTGGCATGCTCGCCCAGATGTTCGAGCACGCCGCGATCGCTTCCTGCACGCGACCTTCTCCCAGCAGCTTGATCGCTCCACGCTCGCGCACCAGCTCCAACGCCGCACGGTCCTGAGACAGCGGAGAAAAGTCACCCAGCTTCAACTGCAACGCGAGCTGGACCCAGGAACGCCGCATGAACTGGTAACGCCCCGCAGCATCGGAATACAACGGCTTCGATCCAGGTATCGCAGGGTTCGCCGCACGAATCAGCTTCGGTGAGCGATTCATGAACGGGTGCGAAGAGAAGTCCGCGAAGATCTCGCGACGCCCGTCAGCACCCGTGACGATGACGTCATAGCCATCGCACTTCGTCTGCGCACACAGCGACGTGCCTTCGCTCCATGCGATCAGATCCAGGAACGCGACCAGCTCCGCCCCGCCTGCCTGCACTGCAGTGATCACAGCCATCGCGCAACTCCCAACTTGAAACGGTGAAGGCCTGCACGCGGCGACGCATGCAGGCCTTCGGGCAGTCACCTTGGCAAGTGACAGGTTTTCGCGGCAGGTTCTCCGCGAAGCTCAATCTCTTCGGCTATCCGGAAGTCGGCGTCCCTGCACCGTTCTCCGCGATCCGCTGCAGCGCGTTCTTGCGCTTGTTACTCAGCACCAACCCCCAGGCATTCAGGATGCCCAGGATCGCGCCGCCACCCTTCAGCTCGTTCTCAATCACGGCAAGCCGCTCGCCCTGCTCACGAGCTTGCGTATCGAGTGACTGGATGGTGAGCCGTTGCTCTTCCAGCCGCGCCTTCATCTCGCTGATGCTCTGATCCTGCAGAGCATCTTCCACCGTCGCACCGCGTCCGGTGTTAGCCGACTCCAACCCCGTCTGCCCCAACGCTGGCGGCCTTCCCCAGAAAGCCAAACCGAAGCAGACCGCCAGGGACACCCAACACAGGACCTTGGTGATCCGCTCACGCCTCATGTACCCCTCCAGGACTCCGCGACGCGCAGGGATCTTCACTGATGCGTGGTTCAGATGTAAGGCTTCGGCGCGACTCATCGTTGCGACCTCCGCAGATCTCTCATGCCAGGCCTAGTGAACGCTGTTGTAGACGGCGACCTTAGCCTGGGCACGCTCGACAGCATCTTCCATCACGCCGCCGCGCCACTTCGCAGGGATGCGCGCGGCCTTCTCGTCTTCGCTGAGGTCAGCGGTCTTCGACTTACCACGTAGGCCAGCGTTGGCCTCCACCTCAGCTCGCGAGATCGCAGCACAGGTCGGGGCCGATCCCATCATCCCAATCTCATGGTGCAACTCGATGAGCTGAGCTATACCGGGCTTCGTGGAGAGCAAGAGATCGAACGCGATGACATTCCCACTCTCGCCAAGCAACTTAGTGGCCTTGTTTGCCTTGACGAGCCGCAGACCCTCCTCCAACCGGATGAAGCGCTTCACGAGGTGCTTCTTCGCGAGACCGCTCCACTGACGAAGCGCGAACATTCTGGCCATCGATCTCTCCGCCTGGACGCGGGTCCGCCCAGCTTACTTCGAATTACGTTCCGGATGTCGCCCGGAAAGCCGCTGCCAACGCAGTCTCAGTTGTGGGTCTCGCTGCTTGCGCAGTCACCTTGTGGTTCGTTCTTGAATATGTCACGGAATCAATGGGTGTAATTCCACCCATTGGAGACGATATCTCGGATCGCCAGTATCCATGCAGGTTTGCGCTATCTTCTGGGACGCCTTTTCCACATCACATCACCCTGCGCGAGTCCACCGTCCAGCCCTCGCCGAACGAAAGCATCACCGATCCATCGCCCTGACGGACCATCGGCGCGCGCCTCAGCTCATGGATCATCCACGGCCAGCGCTTCGCGTTCAGCCAGTAGCCCTCCGCGAAGAACCTGCGCAGATCCGGCCGCGCGGCCTGCAGCATGTAGCTCGAAGCCACGTTGAAGAAATCCCACATCGCGCAGGCCGTCTCGCCCGCCGCAGCCGGCGCGACCTCATGCTGACTGCAGTACAACTCCAGCGCGCGCCTCACCGCTTCGCGTTGGCGGCGTGTCGCGTTCGCAGGGGCAATACCGGCAAACCCAAGCACCGCCTCCGCTTCGTCGTACAGAGCAGCGTCGATTCCATCCAGCTCCGCACGCTCTCCAAGCCTCTTTGCCTCTCGCGTCCCAGCCACCACCGCCCCAGGCACACCGCTGTCGCCGGTGCGACCCCCACCATCACAGCGTTCTTTGCCTTTGCCTTTGCGATCTCCACAGCCTGCAACTCCGCGCGGGGGAAAGGGGGAGCTACTCTTCCATTCTTGTATTTCTCTCTTACTACTCGAGGGCGAACATTTTGCGTGGGGGGGCCGATCATCCTGCGTGGGAGGGGCGACTCTTTCCACAGCAAAAAAAGGGAGCTCCAGCGTCCGATTCGCAGCCTCAGCCGATACACGCACGACGCCCTGACCGCCCAAAGGCTCAGCCGACATCTTGAGCACGCCCTGACCGCCCGTAGGCTCAGCCGACACACCCCGTACACCCCGAACGACCGCATGCGTTCGCACACGCACCTCTCGAAAGAACTCCATCCTCGCTTCCAGGCCCCGCTTCCTCCGCAGCAGCGGCCGCACCTGGTTCGGGCGCAGCCTTCCCTCACCCACCAGCCAGCGCAGCAGATCCGGCAGCTCACACTCGTTGCTTGTGCTCGCGCCCGAACGCGCATTCACGACCGCATACCGCCGCACCATCTTCCGGCGCTCCAATCCTGCCATCACACGCCGGCAATGGCCCTTGGAGAGATGGACCGCCGTGGCGATCTCGTCCAGCTCCTCGAAGGCGCACCACACTCCCTGGTGATGCCGATAGCAAAGCCGGTTGAGCACGCGCAGCTCCGCTGGCGACAACGGATTCCCATCCGGCCCCCGTCGCTTCTGCGCGAGGCTCTTGTAGTACTCAAGCGCTATCTCACTCACTGGCCCAGCTCACTTCCGTCTCTATGCCGCTTGCGGCTCAGCTACACGCTTCTTCGGCCCACGTTTCAGCGACAGCAGAATCCGCAGCCGCTCGAGCACCAACACCATGGACGCACTGCTATCCGCGCAAACATCGGCATACACCGACCAGTCACGAGGGCTGCTCAACGTCGCCAGCAGCTTCATCTCCGGCGCTGTACGCTTCAGCCACAGCACGCCAGCGCGGTCGACATCAGGGCACGTATCGCACAACCACGCCCCGGCAAACTCCGCAACGCTCGCTGCCTTCACCAGCTCCATCGCCGCCGCCATCGATGCCGCGGGCACTACACGATAGCCGTGCGTATCCAGCACCAGCCCAAGCACGGACGAGCGAATCTCGTCCGCGCACACCAGCAGCAACACCTTGCGAGGCCTCATGCAGACGCAGGCTCCGGCATAGGCATAGGCATAGGCATAGGCATCGCCTCCACAATCGGCTCCGGAGGAGACAAGGACCGCAGCGTCGACCGCAGCACGAACAGATGATCGCGCTCGCTGCCCAGCTCCGCCTGCAGACGCTGAATCTCGCCCTCCATCGTCGCAATGTTGGCCTCAGACACCTGCTTGCGGGCCTCGAGGATCTCGATGGTCCCGGCCGTCCCGGCCTTCACCTTCGCAGCAGCCTTCGCCGCCGGCGCCTTCACTCCCGGGGAATTCGCGGCGCCCACAGAAGAAGCACCATCAGCCTTGTGACCTCGCTGATACTCCCAACCCTTAGCGATCGCCTTCTCACTCAGCGCCTCGCCGCATCCGCACTTGCATATCTTCGCCATCGTCACCACTTCCTTTCGCTTCTCCAACCTCACAACAACCTTCGCGGGCTTCGCCACGACAACCTTCGCCTTTACACGGTGCACCAGCTCGCGATGCGGCCTCGTCCGGACTGCAGCCCGCTCCGCTTGCTCCTGCAGCACCAGCGCACGCACCGGTGCCGGCCGCACCGAACCATCCGGCAGCAACGTCTTCGGCGCGGCCTTCGCACGCCACGCCGCTGCCACAGGGTTCGAGAGGACCACCTGGCTGGCCGCACGCGCCTCCGCATCCCGCCTGCGCATCTCGTCCGTCACCGGGATCACGCGACACTCGGCACGCACGTACTCCGGCTCGTCCGGCTCCCACGGCCGGATCAGCGTCTTCTCTCCGCGGCTTGCCATTCCAGGTATCAATGCACGTCCCTCCCATCGAGGCCCTGCGGCCAGCTCTCAGCCTGCGCCAGCAGCTCGCTGGGATTCACCTCCAGCGCCCTCGCGAGGCGGATGAACGTATCCATGCGCGGCTGCGTTCGGTTTGCCTCGTACAACGCCAACTGCTTGCGATCAACGCAGGCGCGTGCTGCGAGCTCTTCCTGCGTGAAGCCGCCCTCCTTCCGCGCCCTGCGCAGCACGTCGCCAATCGGAGCCAGACGAGCCATCACACCCCACAACACTGCCGCCATCACAACCTCACAAAGAAGCCAGGCTCCGACGGCGTCGCCTCCGCCAGGAACTTGCCAAAGCTCAACAACCCGTCAGCCTCCGTGCGATCGATGATGTCGAGCTTCTGCCGGAGCAGCTCTTCGTCGTCCAGCACGCGCGGGCCATCCTGCTGCAGCACACCCGCCGCGATGGCCGCGGCCGCATCGTCGCAGCCATAGAGGGCGCAGACCTCACGCGTCGCATCAGTCTCCGACCGCGCCAGGAACCATTCCCCCTTGCGCGTCTCATACACCCGCAGCCCCGATGCAAGATTCATGCGCCAGCCCCAAACAACGTAGGTTCTACAACGCCGCGGCGGCTTCGCATGAACTGCGCACACTGCTCGCGGGTGTGCTCGATAGCACCCAGCTCCAGCGCCTTCTTACGCTTCGTGCTCACCAGGTCGTAGTGCGGCAGCCTTCCGCCATCCGGCTGGAACCACGCACGCCTCATCCCGATCGACCGCGCCATCGCGTGCAGCTCGTCCAGCGAGTCCGCGTACATGTGGCAGCTGTGGTCCCAGCGAAAGCTCTCGGAGCCGCCGTGGCGCAACAAAGGATCGACGTACACGCTCACCACTGCACCCCTTCCCACAGCGCACTGCAAAGAATCCAGAGCA